ATTATCGTTCTTTCAAGGGAATGTAATTAAGTACGTTTGTAGGTATCGTTTCAAAAATGGTGTTGAAGATTTGGAAAAGATAAAACATTACTGCGAGTTAGAAATCAAAAAATTAAAAGACACAAAAAAAAAATGACAATACAATATGGATTGGGCATGTTGGGTGTCGGGATAATTGCAATTTTTGTGGCAGCTATTATAACATATTTTATTTTTAAAAAGCTATGACACACCAATTAAATTTTATTTACAATGATTCTGATTGGGTTTGTCCTAATGAATATCCAGATTTAAGACACGCTAAAGAAATAGCAATTGACCTTGAAACTAAGGATCCTAATATAAAAACAAAAGGTGCAGGTTGGGCTACCTTTGATGGACACATCGTGGGTTTTGCTGTAGCTGCTTTTGATCAACAATGGTATTTTCCAATTCATCATGATGCGGGTGGTAATATGGACTCTGCAATTACTACAGCTTGGATGCAAGAAGTTTTAAAAACACCAGCCACTAAAATATTTCACAATGCTAGTTATGATGTCGGTTGGCTGCTTGTAAATGGTTTTGAAATCAATGGTCCTATTGTAGATACGATGATAGCTGCTGCACTTATAAATGAAAATAGATTTAGTTTTAGTTTGAATGCATGTGCGAAAGATTATTTAGGAGAGATAAAAAACGAAACATTTTTAAATGAAAAAGCAAAAGAGTGGGGTATTGATGCTAAGGCAGATCTTTGGAAACTTCCTGCAGGCTATGTAGGTTTTTACGCAGAACAAGATGCAGGTCTAACATTGAAGCTTTGGCAGCGATTTAAAACAGAGATTACAAAACAAAGTCTTAACGATGTTTGGGAAATGGAGATGGAGCTGCTGCCTATATTAATTGAGACAAGACGTAGAGGTATAAGAGTGGATGAAGAAAAAGCAGAAAAATTAAAAAAAGAATTTAAAGAGAAAGAACATCTTGTGTTAAAAAAAATAAAACAGGAAACTACTATGAAGCCTGATATTTGGGCTGCAAGATCTGTAGCTCAGGTGTTTGATAGGATAGGTGTTGATTACCCACGAACACCGAAAACCGGAGAACCAAGCTTTACCCAAAACTGGCTAGTGAATTGTAATAACCCGATAGCGCAACTAATAAGAGAAGCAAGAGAAATAAATAAATTCCATTCAACATTCATCGACTCCATTCAAAGGTTTGTTCACAAAGGTAGAATACATTCAGAAATAAATCAATTAAGATCTGATCAGGGTGGAACAGTTTCTGGTAGGTTGTCATACTCTAACCCTAACTTGCAACAAATACCTGCAAGAAATAAAGAGTTTGGAGACAAGATAAGAAGTTTATTCTTACCTGAAGAAGGAAAACAATGGGGTAGTTTTGATTATAGCCAACAAGAGCCACGATTAGTTGCACATTACGCTGCAAGTGTTAATGAAGATTTTAGTGGTGCAGATGAATTTATTGAAGCTTATAAAAACGAAGCTGCCGACTTTCATCAGATAGTAGCTGATATGGCAGGTATAAGTAGAACACAGGCAAAGACGATCAATTTGGGTCTTTTTTATGGTATGGGTAAGGCCAAATTAGGTAGAGAACTTGGTATCTCAAAAGATAATGCAGAAAATTTGTTGAACAAATATCATACTAGGGTGCCTTTTGTTAAAAAATTAGCAGAAGCAGTTACTGGTAGTGCCTCAAAATATGGGTTTATTCGCACGATAAGGGGTCGTAAATGCCGATTTGACATGTGGGAGCCTGCTACCTTCGGAATGAATAAGGCCATGCAATACGAAGAGGCTAAAGCAATCTATGGTAACAACATTAGAAGGGCTTTTACCTACAAAGCTTTGAATAGACTTATTCAAGGATCAGCAGCTGATCAAACAAAACAAGCAATGATTAATTGTTACAAGCATGGGTTTAAACCTATCTTACAAATACATGATGAATTATGCTTTTCAATAAATGATGAAAATGATATTAAAGGAGTAAAGGAGGTGATGGAAAATGCTATTGAAAATCTTAAAGTCCCTTTCAAAGTTGATGTGGCCCTCGGCAAAAGTTGGGGTGAAGCGAAAGAGTAATAGAGAAATTGAGGGATATTACTTTGATGGTAAAAAATTAAAAACATTGTACAAAAAAACTACTTATTTTTATTAATGAAACCTTGGTCAATTGATCGGTCAGATAAAAAGAATCTTTCTTTTTCAGCTGTCAAAATGAAATACTTAAGAACTCCTAAAGATATTTGGGAGGATCTAAAAAAAGAATTTAAGTTTACTGTAGATTGCTGCGCATCTGATCAAAATCACTTGTTGCCTAAATATTACACGATAGAGAACAGCTGCTTAGATAAGGATTGGACAGGTGAGGTTGCTTACATTCATCCGTTGTTTGACATGAAGATACCTAAATTTGTAGAAAAAGCATTTTTCACAAATAATTTTACTGGTGTTTTTTTATTACCTGCTGCAACACATACAAAATATTTTCACGATTACATTTATCACAATACAAATTGTGAGATAAGGTTTTTAAAAAAACCTAAACGTGGTTTTAGATTTGGTCATGACGATGGCACGGAGGATGATCCAAACAAAATTGGTTATATTAAACCTCTCATGATTGTAATTTTCAGGAATCCTTAAACTCTTTTTTCTCTAACTTCTCAATCTCTTCAAAGGTAAGATCTTTTAACCTAGGATCATAAACATAAAACTTAAGCTTATATCCTTTTTCTTTTAACTCTTTTATTCGTTGTGGTGTCCAGTACATTTTGCTCTCCTATTTTTTTTATTCTTAATTATACCACAAGCAATTTTTGACTTTTTTATTTTATTGAATAATAGACGACCACCTGATGCAGGGGTTCTATTCTAGATGCGACACTGAATGCTTTTACGAAAATTTAGAGCGCAGTAGCCTTGGGAAAAAAATTAGTTTTTTTTAGCTAGGTTAACTAGCTATATCAAAAAGACCTTTTTGTGCGTCTTCAACACTTTGTTCATTGATCTTAACTTTAAGATCTTTGATTTTAATATCGATCCACTTCATGTCTGGCGTAACTCTACCTTGTTCCAACGCTTTGCCCGCCCACTTGGACTCCAACTGAAGTTTCTCCGTTATTAACTTTTGTAGTTGCATTTCGGTCAACCTCCTCGAAGGTTATGAAAAGTCTGTTAGGATCTAAAAACCCACCAGCATCCTTTTCTGTTACATCTCCTGACTCAACCTTCTTGTAAAACGTGTCAAGAGCAGCCTTATCGTTCTCAGCCTCAAGCATCTCATCAAGTAATATGTTTTTATATTTTGCTTGGACGCGATATAGCTTCATGTATTATTATATAACATAATGTGACTAGTATGCAACTATGCGTTCGTTTTGGGTTTTGGGAGGGGTACAACAGGTTTCGGTACAAAAATAGGCTTACAATCAAATCTGACCACAATTTTGCTATTTTCTATGTATTCTTGGTCCATTTCCTCAGTTTCTTCTAACGATTTAAAGGTCCCATGTGCCACTCTATAGCCATATTCCACGCAGGCTGAGTGAGTTTCAAATGTATATCCAGTGACATGTGATGACGGACACTGGCCACTTAACATACTACACATATACATAATTAAAAAATATTTGGTCATAATCTTATATTATCCTATAACATAATTTCCTTGCATATCCCATGAAAATGTTTATAAGAAATTCATGTTTTTTAAAAATACTAACAAAGAGGTTATCATGAAAAACAATATAGAGAAAGCTGCAATGACAGCTGCTGAAAAGCTTGGCGAAGCCTTGGTATTAAAGCCTGAATGGGAAGTAAAACCAAAGAGCGTTGTCATGACTCATGTCTTTTCAGTTGAGTTCAATGAGTCAACAAAAGAATTACAGTTGAAAGTAAATGGTGATGTTTACCAAACTGTAAAAGCAAAAGATATCATGAGTGGTAAAATAAAATTTCACTCTGGTCTTAGTGCTGTTATCGACAAATTTAATTTATGGAGGTTCGATGAGCCAAAGTCCAATAATTAAAACCAAATCTGATTCAACTGTCTTTGCCAGTTGGGTTAGTAGAGTCGACCAAATACTTAGTGAGGTGCCTATCGTATCTGCAAACTTTCATATGCCATTAGAATATGGTGATGATGAGTTTCAACAAGCAATGAAGAAGCTGCAGCAATGTGCGATGTACTTTGAGAACATGCCTATCTACCCAATCAATGAGTCGATAGCAACTAAGTTAATTTACGATCAACTACAGGGGGCTAATGACAAACCAGATTATTAGTTTTTTGTTGTTGATTTCATTATTAGTAATACCACCAAAAGTAATTTTAATTATTGTTGGATTACTTGGTTACACAATATTGTTCTAACAGAGGAGGAAAAGATATGAACAATGCAATAAAAAATAAATTCTTTGAGACAACTGATTACTCAAAGTTTAAAAAAGCTAGAGGTAATAGACCTGTAGACGAAGCACACGTGAAGCAATTGAAGAGATTGATCGCTGAAAAAGATCTTTATGATCCAATACGTGTAAATAAAAACATGGAAGTAATAGATGGTCAGCATACTTTACAAGCTAGAAAAGAACTAGATTTAAAGGTGCCTTACATCATTATGAATTCTAATGATCCACTTGATGTTGCAAGACTCAATACAGGCAGAAAGAATTGGTCCATGGAAGCATACTTAAACCATCATTGTGCAAGAGGTAAATTTGATTACAAAGTTTGTAAACAAAAAATGAATCAATATGGTGTCAATGTTGCTGAAGCAATAGTGTTGCTGCTGAAACAATGCTCACTTTGGAATCGTATTTCAACAGATTTTAAAACTGGTGAATTTAAAATTCCTGCAGGTGGTATTGAAAATTGTGATCGTATTGGAAGTGCCTTGAATACTTTAAAAAAGTATTTTTTAGGTATGGATGATACCAAAAGAAGACTAAAAAGGTCTATGGTCATGGCCTATATCATAGCTGATAAGTGTCCAGACTTTGATTTGAAAAGGTTTAGAGAGGCCTGCAAAACTAAGTCTTCATGGTTTCTATCTGGTACAAGCACTAGAGATTACATCATGATTATTGAAAAAATCTACAATAGTGGCAGAAGTAAAAAGAAAATAAAACTTCTTGATTTCTTTGACTCTAAAGAATATCAAGAACATTAGGAGGAGTCATGGACATCAACAAATGGAAATCTTGTGCGGTAGATATCGAATCATATACGCTGATTAGAGCAATGGGAAAGGCAGGGTTTAGAAGACCTGGCTCAATGATTGCAAAATTAGTTGATGAAGAGGTGAGAAAGATAGCCAAAAAAGAGGGCAAGAGCTATCAAAAGATGAAAGAGAATTTACTCTTAGAAGGTAAAAAACTTCTGAATGGTAAGTAGAACTGCAGGTTGGATGGTTAACCTTGAACCTGGGTTTGAAAAGGGGTCGGGAGACTGGCCCCTTTTTTTTGTTGCAAATAAGTCACAAATTTTATAATAACATTACATACGTATTCCTAAGCCTAAATGAAAAGGTGGGGCTTCAAAACACCTTATGAATCCAGAACAACGAACGCTAATTTAACTTTAAATAAAGGAGATTTTAGTGGGTAAAGCTGTAAAAAAAAGCAGTGAAGAAGCATTAGACCAGGCGTTGGACAAGCTAGTTATGCTTGCACCAAACAAAAAGACTTATGATGAGTTAACAAGTTTGATGTTTCAGTTGTATTGTGGAAATGACTATGGCTTAGGAAATTTCAGTTTATCTTTTCTCGACAAAATCGAGTCAAGATGGCAATCAGGTAGAAAGAAAATAGCTCAGGCTAAAGGTTTGAAATTGGTTGTCAAAAATGTGTAGCCACGGTGTGATCCATAATCCATATCTTTTCCCACATCGTGGTTATGCAGATGCCGAGGGTTCCTAGAGATTTAGTCAAGAAAACAATCTATTTTGTGGATGCTTTACCAGGTGAGGTAAAGACTGAGTATATTGAAAATATCTTAGACGATTACGAATTCTGTAAATCCCAAAATTATCCAAAACCAACTATTAAAAAGTTTTATGAGTTATTCACCAAACTTGTTAAAAAATTTGGGCATTAAGTTAGCCATGGAGTTTGCAAGAGAAAAACGTCCACCTGAAATAAGATTATTTCAAGCTATATTGCTACAGGCTTTTGAGGATTCGTTGTCCCTGAGTGGGTTTAAAAGAGAAACTTATTGGAAAGAAGATAGCCATAAATGGTTTTTAGAGAATGGTAAAGATTTTCAAGACGTATGTTGGAACGCTGATATGGACCCGCAGATGGTACGTGAGGAGTATATTAAGTTAATCGACATTGGTAAAATTAAATTTACAGAGCTGCAGAAGTCTTGGATTAATTATCGAGAGTTTTATAGATTGTATCGTAATGCTAAGACTAAAGAGGAAAGGGCTGAAATTAAAAAGAAAGTATACTCAGGTAAGGTAAAAATTAGATAGTGGTCATGGTGGTCTAAAATGTTTTATCCCTGGGGGAGAAATCAAAGAGAGCATAGACTCCACCCCCAGGAACTAATGAAATATTGATCTTTTTTAAGGACCATAGGATAAATATAACAGAATACCGGATACCGGACAATCAATAAATATTTACTATATAGATATCTCAGACTAACGAACAAAAGAAAGTACCCCAGAGGGTAAAAATGGTGTATCTGGTGTATCTAAACGATTATTAGTCAGTAATATCAATGGTTTTAATCAATTTTAGTGGTGTATCTATGGTGTATCCATGGTGTATCTAAGATACACCAGTCTTGCGGGAACGCAATCAGAAGTTTTATGGGGTATTACTTTGTGATGAAATAATCTATATAGTAGAAATATGAAGGGAATAATATTCAAAACAGTTAAAGAAGGTTTCAGAAGATTACACAAAGCTCATAAAGCTGAGGTAAAAAGATCAAAAAAAACTAAAACACCTGTTGTTCCTTTTTCTTTAAAAAAAGCGGATTTTAAAAGAAAGATACGAGGAACTAAATTTACTGGAGCTGCAGAATTTAAAGCTCAACCAGGTTTGAAAAGAAGAATTAGAGTTGGTATCGTAAAAGCTAAAAGAGAAAAGAAAAAATTTAGAAAACCTGTAATAGTTGGTAAAGCATATGCATCTGATAAAAAAGGCAAAACTATGCAGATCCAACCACTCACAATCTTACAACGAAGATTAATGAAAAAAGAAATGGCTAAATCCGCAGACAAAGAATACAAAAGAGTTAGATTAAGAAAATTTGGTTACAACACAGGTGGTTTGAAAACTATTAAGATGGTCAAAAGTAAATTAGAAAAAGCATCCGCAGCACATGCGGGCCAAGCTAAAGCACTTGGTAAAGTTATTGATAAGAAAAAAATGTTAGTTGGTGGTTTATTAACTAAAGGTATAAAGGCTGCGTATAAAAAATTTAGAAAATCTGGTGGAAGACGAACTTCTGAGATTGTTAAAGAAAGTAAAGTAAGTCT